CGGCGTTTTCCCTAATAAAAAAAACGTCCGGACCACTTGTTTCTCATTATATAATGTAGTAGAATTACTCTATGAATTTTTATACCAATGTGTGCCGCGTAGGAAATAATATTCTTTTTCGAGGATATAAAGACGGCAAAAAAATTTCCCAGAAAATCCCATTCAAACCCAAACTGTTTATTGAAACGCCCAAAGCGAACGGTAAATACAAATCCCTTTATGGGAATATGGTTGAACCCGTAGAGTTTGACTCTCTCAGAGAAGCGTCTGATTTTATCAAGCGTTATCAAGACGTGACAAACTTTACCATATATGGTATGACTAATTTTGTCACACAATATTTGGCAGAGAAATACCCATACGAAATAAAGTTTGACCGAGATAAGATTAATGTGATGAGCGTTGATATCGAGGTTCAATCTGATCAGGGGTTTCCAAACCCAGAAGAAGCAAAGCACGAAGTTACCGCAATTGGTTGCAAGTCTAATCTTTCTGACACTTTCTACGTGTGGGGTCTGGGTGAATATGATAACACCCTTTCTGACAAAACAGTGGCATATTATCAGGCAACTTCCGAGGTTGATTTGCTTCTAAAGTTTACTGACTGGTGGGCAACACACGAGAACTGCCCTGACGTCATAACTGGGTGGAATACAAAATTGTTTGACATTCCATATCTAGTGAACCGCATTGGTAGTTTGTTAGGTAATGATTGCGTCAAGAAACTTTCGCCATGGGGTTTGGTTAAGGAACGTAAGTTTCACACTCGCATGGGGCAAGACGCAATCACTTATGAAATTGAAGGCATTGCCAGTTTAGACTACTATGATCTATTTCAAAAATTTGGTGTGTTAACTTACGGGCAACAAGAATCATTCAAATTGGACCATATTGCATATCAGGTTCTTGGCGAAAATAAATTATCTTACGAAGAATTTGGTAATTTGCATAACCTATATCGCGAAGACCATCAGAAGTTTATTGACTATAACATTAAAGATGTTGAACTTGTTGATCGCCTTGAAGAGAAAATGGGATTGATTACTCTCGCTATGACTATGGCGTACAAAGCAAAATGTAATTATAATGATGCGTTTGGAACAACGACTATATGGGACTCTGTTATTTACAATGAACTCCTAAAAGAAAATATCATTGTTCCGCCCAAAGAATATAAAGAGAAAGAGAATATCGTTGGCGGATATGTCAAAGAACCTCAGATTGGTATGCATGAATGGGTTTGTTCTTTTGATTTGAATTCTCTTTATCCTAATATTATTGTGCAGTATAACATGTCACCAGAGACCCTTACATACGAGGAAGAAGGCGACTTCACAATGGCGGCAAACGGTAGTCGTTACCGAAAAGATATTGAAGGTATCATACCGAAGGTAATCAAAAAGTTTTATGGTGATCGAGTGACCGCCAAAAATAAAATGCTCGACGCACAGAAAGAATATAACAAGAACCCCACCAAACGACTTGCCAACGAAGTGACCATTCAAGATAATACTCAGATGGCAGTGAAGATTCTTATGAACTCTCTTTATGGTGCACTCGCTAATCAATACTTTAGATATTTTGATCTTAAGATCGCTGAGGCGATTACTACCTCGGGTCAACGGGCAATATTGTGTGCCGAGAAAGCAGTAAACGATGAGTTACAAACTCTGCTCGGTACTAAGAAAGATTACGTCATTGCCATTGATACTGATTCAGTATATATCAATATGAACGATTTGGTTAAAGAGCATCGCCCCGCCAACCCCGTCAAATTTCTTGACCATGTTTGTGAGCATTTCGAGAAAACAATTGCCAGCGCGTACAAGTATCAAGCAATTGAAACCAATGCCTATGAGAATAGAATGGTAATGAAGCGAGAGGTAATCGCTGATCGTGGTATCTGGACTGCCAAGAAACGATACATTCTTCAGGTGCATAATTCAGAAGGTGTACAGTACGATGAACCCAAGCTCAAGATTATGGGGATTGAAGCAATAAAATCTTCGACGCCTCAGATCTGTCGCGATAAGTTTAAAGAAGTTTTTAATGTTTTGCTAAATGGTCAAGAAAAAGATGCTCAGAAATTTATTCGAGATTTTCGGTCAGAATTCAGAACACTTGAACCAGAAAAAATAGCATTTCCCCGTACAGTAAGAGCGATAAAGAAATACCAAGACCGCCAAATGATTTATGGTAAGGGCACACCAATGCATTCTCGTGGTGCATTACTATATAATTACCACGTCAAGAAAGAAGGGATCGAGAAAAAATACGAAATGATTGATGATGGTACAAAGATTAAATATCTTTATCTCAAAACCCCCAACCACATCAGAGAGAATATTATTTCTTTCCCCGAAAGACTACCAACAGAACTTAAACTGCACCGTTACGTTGATTATGATACAATGTATGACAAAAGTTTTTTAGATCCACTCAAACCTATCCTAGAAGCTATAGGATGGGAAGATGAACCAAAAGCAACCCTTGATGATTATTTCTAGTATTATCAATAACTTATATGCAGTTGCTTTTTGATAAACAATATCGTATAATAATATGATGTATTCGCTTACTTTATTCAAAAACGCTTTCGACAATAAAACGCACCGCGTATTATCTTTTGAAACTTGGAATGAGTTTGAGAAGATGCTTTTAAATTTATCAAAGAAAAATGGTGAAAAAGGTGGAAACAATTCTTCTCCTCTTATTAGTCCTGCTCGTTATATTGAATCCAGCACTCGGTCTAATAAAAACGTTACTTGTTGGGGCAGTTGGGCTGCTGTTGATGTGGACGACTTTGATGATTTTGGTATTGTGCCTAGCGTCTTAGAACCTACACTTCAACAAATCTGTGGTCAATATCAGTTTGTGTGTTATTCTACTGCTAGTAGTACGCCCATTACCCCCAAGTTTCGTTTGGTGTTTCCGATGACTCGAGAAATAACCTCAGAAGAAATACCTCACTTCTGGTTCGCTTTGAATAAACAACTGAAAGGTATTGGAGATAAACAGACTAAAGATTTATCGAGGATGTATTATGTGCCAGCAGAATACCCAAATGCTTTCAATTTTTTCTTTAAAAACGAAGGTCGTCATATAAATCCTGACGACTTAATGAGTGCTTGGGAATATCAAACGGCAAAGTCTAGCTCGTTCCTTGACCGTCTGCCGTCAGCGCTTAGAGAACAGGTTGTTTCTTATAGGAAAGAACAGTCACAAAATATAGATGTACACTGGACATCTTATCGAGACTGCCCTTTCTTCCCCAAACGTTTGGCACAAGAATATATGTCAATCACCGGAACAGGATGGTATTCTAAAATGTACCAAATTATGGTGGCGATAGCAGCAAATGCTATTAAAGCAGAATATCCCATTTCCCCGAAAGAAATCGCGGATATGTGTAGAGAGCTTGATAATGATACAGGAAAGTGGTATGATAATAGACCATTAGAGATTGAAGCAAATGGTGCAATTGAATTTATATACAGGAATTAAAATATGTCGTTAATGTCGAAACTAAAAAAGAACAGCAAGCTAGATCACACAGAGGTGCTGTCTAAGTCGGAGTTCTTTGCCAATAAAGAACAAATCCCCACAGACGTGCCGATGTTGAACGTCGCGCTCTCTGGTTCCCTCTCGGGCGGGATCTCTTCAGGGTTGACCGTTCTAGCGGGTCCATCAAAACACTTCAAGACATCGTTTGCTCTTAAAATTGCATCTGCATATCTTAATTCAGACCCTGAAGCAGTAATGATGTTTTACGATTCTGAGTTTGGATCTCCTCAGTCTTACTTTGAAACCTTTGATATTGATTTGGATAGAGTTTTGCATATCCCAATCACCAACGTCGAAGAATTAAAGTTTGATATTATTGCACAACTTGAAAGTATTGATAAAAAAGAGAAAGTAATTATTGTCATTGATTCTATAGGCAACCTTGCTTCGAAGAAAGAAATGGAAGATACTTTGAACGAGAAGTCTGTTGCCGATATGTCACGAGCAAAAGCACTGAAAGGTTTGTTTCGTATGACCACACCCTATTTGACGATGAAGAACATTCCGCTCCTCGCGGTCAATCATACCTACAAAGAGATTGGATTGTTCCCTAAAGATATTGTTGGTGGTGGTACTGGCATCTATTACTCTGCCGACAACATCTGGATTATCGGTCGACGACAGAACAAAACTGGTACCGAAATCACTGGATATGATTTTATTGTAAATGTGGATAAGTCTCGTTATGTAAAAGAGAAAAGCAAGATTCCAATCAGCGTTACTTGGGATGGCGGCATTGATGAGATGTCTGGTCTACTTGACATTGCCATGGCAGGTGGATGGGTTGTCAAACCATCTAACGGTTGGTATCAAAAACCGCGTGAAGATAAAAAGTATCGTGCTAGTGAATTGAATAGTGAATTCTGGAAAGACATTTTAGAAGACGCGCAGTTCTCTGAATTTGTTTCTAAGATGTATCAGATTGGAAATAAGACAGAAATCCAATTAGAACTGGAAGAAGAGTAATGAGTTTTCACGAAGGAATAGATTTTGAACTTATACCAACAGACGATGATAATTCGCAGGGTTGGGATATAAGAATCTTAAAAGGGGATTTTGTTGAAACTATTATCCGATTTGGTAATATTTCTTTTAATGGCCCCTTGAAATGTTTGAATTTTAACTTTACAATAATATATTCTCCTGACGATTCTCTTTCAGTTAGTAATGTTGAACTTCAAGAATTTGTGGGATCTATTCTAGAAACTGTTCTAGATGAAGCAGCAGGAAATGGATCACTCGCGACCAAGGACATTAATGAACATTGATTTAGAAAAAACTATCTTAAGAAACATTTTAACCAACGAACCTTTTATGCGAAAGGTTCTACCGTTTGTTAAGAAAGACTATTTTGAGGGTATCTACCGTGAGTTATTTAATCAGGTAGTGAAGTTTGTTTCCAAATATAATAAACTTCCATCCCTTGAAGCGTTTAAGATTGAGATTGATGAAGTCGGTCTTAATCCAGAAATGTACACCCACGCTATCGACATTCTTCCTGATATTTTTCAGGCAAAGAAAGAAGACAGTGAATGGTTATTAGACACAACTGAGAAGTGGTGTCAAGACCGTGCGGTGTATAATGCCATCATGGAATCAATCCAGATAATTGATGGCAAGCATCAGAAATTGTCTAAAAATGCAATTCCTGATGTGTTAACAGAGGCACTGGCAGTCTGTTTTGACACTAATGTTGGACATGACTATTTAGAAAATGTAGATGAGCGATACGACTTTTATCATGAGCAAGAAGACCGTATTCCCTTTGATTTGGAATACCTTAACACCATCACCAAAGGTGGTCTTCCCAATAAGACTCTGAACATCGCACTGGCTGGTACAGGCGTGGGTAAAAGTCTCTTTATGTGTCATCATGCTGCCAGTTGCCTTTCCCTTGGTCATAACGTTCTTTACATAACAATGGAAATGGCCGAAGAACGTATCGCCGAGAGGATTGATGCAAATTTGATGAACGTGCCGATTGGTTCTTTAGATCATATGTCTAAACAAACATTCAGAGATCGGGTTGGTAAGATAGCAGCAAAAACCAAAGGTAAACTTATTGTTAAAGAATACCCTACTGGTGCTGCGCATACTAGTCATTTCCGTGCATTGCTTAACGAACTAAAATTAAAAAAATCATTTAAACCAGAAATAATTTTCATAGATTATCTAAATATATGTGCATCTTCAAGAATGAAGGGAATGGGCGGTGTAATTAATTCTTACTCATACATTAAGGCTATCGCCGAAGAGATGAGAGGATTGGCGGTAGAGTTTAATGTCCCTATCATGTCAGCGACCCAAACCACAAGAAGTGGATTTGGTAACTCTGACCCTGGACTTGAGGATACTTCTGAATCGTTCGGTTTACCGGCGACTGCGGATCTTATGTTCGCTTTAGTATCAAACGAAGAACTTGAAGGACTCAATCAAATTATGGTTAAACAATTGAAGAATCGATATAACGATCCCAATTCAAATAAACGTTTTTGTATTGGGGTTGATCGATCTAAAATGAGACTGTATGACATTGATAATGCTACGCAAGACCTTGTCCAAGACACTGGGCCTGTGTTTGATAATAGCGACGCTGGAAGGAGGGTATCTGGGGAAAAACTCAGTTCTATTAAAATTTTCTAGGAGAAACGTCTATGGAACCATTCGAACAAACATTGTTAACGATAATTTGTATGGCAGCTGCTTTTTACTGGGGTAGAAGAGAAGGATGTATTGTTGGAGCAGCTCAGACTTGGGGTGCTATATTAGAAGCGTTTGATGCAGTGCATTGTGATTGGGACGGGGAAGATAATGAGATGATATTTACTAATGAGTATGGAAAGAAATTGAATTCATCAAAAGTGTGGGGTAATGCAACATATGAAGAACCTTCCGATATTTCAAGCGACTAATAGATTCGTATGGTTCCTGGGTTTATTTTTCTCTTTCTTGATTGTGACCAGTGCCCTAATATTTTTAGGAGGAACCGATGAGATCCCCAAACCGATTGAAGAAACAACGGCAATTGAACCGCCACTTCAAACACTTGAAGAAGAACCACAATTTGCACCAAGCGGATCAAGAGATGCAGAGGAAGCTGCAAGAATCCAAGAATTGGAATGCCTCGCTCTTAATGTTTATCACGAGTCTCGGAGTGATAATTTCGCTGGGCGTGTTGCTGTTGCTGATGTAGTCTTAAACAGGGTTGATAGCAATCTGTTCCCCGACACCGTCTGCGAAGTTGTCAACCAGTCAGTGATGCGAACCAACTGGAAAGGTAACGAGGTTCCGGTTCGTGGTATGTGTCACTTCTCTTGGTTCTGTGATGGGTTGAGTGATGAACCTATGGAAACAGATGCCTATATTGAATCACAAATCATTGCCGAGATGTCTCTACGAGGCGGTTGGAGAGGCATCACAGAAGGTGCTACACATTATCACGCGACATACGTAACGCCAAACTGGATCAACGACAGGGGTATGGTTCCCGTTGGTAGGATTGGATCTCATAAGTTTTATCGGTGGCATTAATGTTAAGACAAAAAATCAAATCTAGATTAGATTATATACAAGAATTGATGGAATCCAATTATCATCTAGAGCACATAGATGAAGTTTATGATCTTACATTAGAAGTCAGTAAATTTTGGAGCATTCTTTCAGAAGAAGATCGCGAATATATTCAATGCGCGCAGGATGCCATCGAAGAAGGAAGATCATGGAACGTATAGTAGGATTTACTGCAAGCACTTTCGATCTTCTCCACGCAGGACATGTTGCGATGCTTCGAGAAGCAAAAGACCAGTGCGACTATTTGATCTGCGGATTACAGGTTGACCCTAGCGTTGATCGGGCAAACAAAAACTCTCCGGTACAAACCCTTGTAGAACGTTACGCACAACTAAATGCTATTAAATACGTCGACGAAATTATTCCATACCAAACTGAACAAGATCTCGAAGACATCTTGACAATGTACAATTTTGATGTTAGAATAATAGGATCTGAATATAAAGATAATAAGTTTACTGGACGCGCAATATGTGCCAGTCGAGGAATTGAAATTTATTTTAATAAGAGAGACCATAGGTTTTCAACAAGCGATTTAAGAAAAAGAGTTTCTGAGGTTTCATAATATGAAAAACTATAAAGACGAATTGTTTGAAAAGTTCTGTTATGGGTTTATTAGTGGAACGATATCCAACGTTCTTATAATATCAATTATCGTAACTATATTCACGTAATGTACATTTGCATTTGTAATGCCATAACTGAGAAGATGCTGGATAAAGAACCTTTTTTGATAAACAAAGTTGGAACGAAATGTGGGAAATGCCTTGACAATTCTAGTATAATAGGGCATAATATAACTTACCTTGTAAAAAAAGATGAGAGAGATAATTGATGTGCGGAGTTTTGGGAATTTATTTGAAAAATGTCCAAGAAGAGGATCTCGCTCTAGTTGAAAATTTATTCTATGAATCTCAAATCCGCGGAAAACATTCGACCGGACTTTCATATATTACCGAAAGTGGTTTGGTAACAGTTAAAGACCGTATCCCCGCCGAAGAATTCTTCCAGAAGTTTGATCTCTTTGATGCAATTCATAGCAACGGCAATCTGTACATGATAGGTCATACAAGATACTCTACGTCTGATCTAAAATATCCCCAACCCCTCGCTGCCGAAAATATCTCAATATCACACAACGGCGTTGTTTCTCAAGAACCAAAAGTAAACTGGTTGTACAAGTGTGAAACTAATAATGACTCTGAGTTGATATTGAGAAGTCTAGAAAACGATTCACACCCATTCATTGACTTTCCTACCGCAAGCATGGCGGTCTGTGCACTTAACAGTAAGAACAATTCGTTGACTGCCTTTCGTAACCATGAACGTCCACTCTGGTATAGTATGCACGAAAGGGGTATCATATTTACGTCTACTGCAGACGTTGCAAGACGCGCAGGATTAAGGGATATACATAAAACTGATCAGTTACATAATTATGTTGTTGAAAAAGATCAAATGAAAATATACGATTGTACTGTGCCATTTAACATAAAACATATTTTTGAGGATTTGCAATGAGTTTTGATAAGAATGATTTTACGTGGGGTTACGAAATTGAGTGGGGTGATATTGATCGTAGGTTAGAAATACCAGAACATCTGGGGAGTTGGGAATATTCTGAGACCGACATTTTAAATCTCAATCCCCCATACCAGTATGTGGCGTGTGATCCTCTCGGAGAATCTCCTCCTTATGGTGGAGAGATTAATACAAAACCTACCAAAACATGGCAAGAACAAGCAGACCGTGTAATGGAACTGCATGATCTATTTGTTGCTCATGGCGATACTCCGACAGCAAGCGTTGTCAATCATGGACACCTTCATGTATTTGTTCCTGGGTTGAAAGATGATATTACAGCTCTCAAAAAACTAATAGCATATGTGGCGGAAAATCAAGAAGATACTGTCGAAGCGTGTTATGGATTCTATGATCATCATGAAATGAAATTAACCAGGGGTGCCAAGATGTATCTTAAATATGATGGTGGTCGACAAATGCCAGAATATATGAGCAACAACATTATTAATCTTGCCACGGACTTCAACCATTTTATTAAACTGCACGCTGCTGGCAAAGACGGAGTGTCAATGGGTCGTCCGTTTCGTTATGCGATCAACACATATTGTATGAAGCATACTGGAACTATTGAGTTTCGTTGTTTTCGCTCTACTACAAAACGTGCAGAGGTAGAATCACAATTTAGATTCGCCCTTGATTTTATTGATGCTGCATTGAACGATGGTCCATCAGTTTCAGAACTTTTATTCATGCATGATTATACCTTTCCTCCCTTTGTGTGGAACTTAGAAGAATATGCTGGGTGGTTAAAAACCAAATATGCCAAAGAAAGAGGAATTCAAGGTAGAGGTACCAAGGTAAGGGTATATAATGAAGTTGCGTAGTTGCACTTTAGAAGAATTTCGTTCTTGTATTACCGAAGATCCTGCAGACAAATTTGCCAAAACCTTTGTTGCCAAAGCAAATATGCAGAAACAATGGGAGTTTTGCGTGGGAGCGTGGGAAAACGATGAATTATTGGGCGCTATCATAACGACTATCTCTAAACGAGAACCCAAAGTCGCCAACCTGCAGTTGTTGCACACTTTTAATAAACATCGCGGCAAGGGTGTGGGTAGAATGTTAACTGATTATTCTTTAAGTTACGCTATAGAAAACAAAGCATTGTATTTCCGCGTTTCTGCAGAACCTGATGCTGTGGCCTTCTATGAGAAATGCGGGTTCTTTTTCTGGGGCAAACAGAAAAGTGGCGCCAGTCTATCGATCTTCAAGATCGGTGGTTCGACTTATTCAGAAGGCGTCTACTATAACAAAGACCCCATCATCCGCAAGGCACTTTACTCCGGTAGAAAAGGTTCTCTTGCTTCTTCTTACAAAAAAACTGAACAAAATCAATTACTTACATAAACTTTACTTTCTTAAAAAAATAGAGTATAATTCTTTTCGTATCCGCCATTGAGGTGGGTCAAAATAAATCACTTTATTAATTAAGGAAAAAAATATGAACGTTGAACAAACTAAAATTTTCGGTACAGACTATGGTATTCTCTATGGTTTGAAGAACCGAGTAAATGGTAAAAAGGTAATTGGTTCTAAAGTTGCTGGTGAACCTCTAACTTACGTAACATCTTTAGGTCATGATAACGAGTTTTGGGATGATTATCGCGCTGGTCATATTGACCGTTTTATCTTAGCACGACCTTCTGTCTCTATGACTACTTCTGCTGAGTGGATGGCACTCGACTATGGACTCTCTGAATGTCCTGATAACTTCTACAATGTAGTTAACAGTGCACATAAAGGTGATGGGCGAGTCGATCCGGATATCATGAAGAATGTAATCAATTTTATTGCTGAAGATGACTTTGAAGATTTTACTCCTACCATCTCAGAAACATCTGCGCGTACACAAAATGTCATAAAATGCATTGAAGAAGGGTTTTATCCTGTTGTGATGACACCTATAGATACTGTTCTTTCATATTCTCGTAAACAGGTTAGAGTTGTGCTAACGAATATAGCAACTGCAACTAAAATCAGAGACTATATGAACGAAAACCCAGAAGGTGCTAGGGAAAAGTTTTCTCCGATCGTCGTAGTTGTTATGCCTGACGGTAGCCATTGTGTTAATGATGGCAATACTAGACTTACTGCTGCTGATTGGGCACGATGGAATGAAGTTTCTACCATCTTTGTTCCGTGGACAGATCTAACTAATGATCCTAGTGATCTTCCAGTTGTGCAAGAACTACTTGGTTCAGGTCTTAACCGAGAAAGCGACACCTTCCGTGGAAAAAACTCTCAGAACGACCTCAAAATGCAGTTTGATCGCATTGTTTCTGAGAAACTCCCAAACTTTGATCCTACGAATGAATCAGCAAAGGAATATGTTAAAGTTCTTTTGACTGATTATTTCTTGACGTCTGGAATTATTCCTACCAAAGTAGCATTCAACGGAACGTTCAAGTCGTTTATTACGATGAAAACTCGTGAAGCGAACGAACGATTAATCAAAGGCAATTTGATTACCTACACAGATGGTGAACTTACGAAGAAGAAATACATAGACTATGAACAGCATGGTATCGCTTGTGTTACTGCTACTGCTGACAAACTGTCTTATGGTCATGCTTGTGCTTATATTATGAGACACATGAAACAGACTGGTTGGAATAAAGGTGCTATCATAATTCATTATACAAGCAAGTCGCAAATCGTTAAGGTTCGAGAGGATGATCTTATTCGCGAGAATGAAGAGTTCTTGAAATACTGGGGACTAGACGTTACGATTGAAGTTCTCCCGTTTAGTTCAGAGTCTTAATGTCAACTGATACTTTTATACGGTGGTTCGGGCGCAGTCTTGAGATTGAAGACTGCGACTCGTCTCTGTATATGACGAATTATTTCTTTGATCGATTTGAGTATAACAAAGAGCAACGACTCTGGTTGTCTTGGTTATACGGTAATACTTACTACTGGCCGACTGCATATATAATATGGAACGAGTTTCCTGATATGCATTTGGTTGGTGTGGAAAGACTTGAGAATTGGAATAACGAGAACTACAAACGATTGCGTTACCAGACGGACACCAAATGGAACAAGGGGCATTTACCTGCCCAGTTTCTTTCTTATAAAGATTGGGTCGGTGAACGAACTCAACGCGAGGCACTCACCAAAGACTTTACCGACAATCCAGTGGATAACTTCTACAAACTTTGGAAAGAAGTAAACTCTTGGCATAAGTTTGGAAGATATACTTCTTGGTTTTATATGCAAACGCTGAAACAATGTTGTGATATCAATATAGATGTTGATAGTCTTTGGTTCCACGATCATAGCGGTTCTCGCTCTCATCGTAATGGTATGTGTTATGCCATTGGTAAAGACGAATGGGTGGATAAGAAGCTGGACAAAGAACAGGTTGCATATCTAGAATCAGAAGCGAAAGAAATACTTCAAGAGGTTAAACTACAATATCCTCACGTCGCCGAGAAAGCAGACTTTTTCGCAATGGAGACGTGCCTCTGCTCCTTTAAGAAGTTGTTTCGTAAAAGTCGTGGGCGTTACCTTGGGTATTACCTTGACAGGCAAGCAGAGGAAATTAAGAAGGTGGAACAAGACGGTTGGGATGGCATTGACTGGAAACCTTTGTGGCAAGCAAGAGAAGAGACCATTGAAAAACAATGGTTGACTAATGAAATAAAAAAGTATAAAATGGAATGGTACTTAGATACTGGTAACTTTGAACAGGTATCTACCGGACTAGAGGAATTTATGGTATGAAAACGATTATCTCCAAATTTAAACATAACTGCGAAGATAAACTTGGTAAGTATATGGATGAATCTGATTATGACCTTTTAGTTGAAGAAGATATGGATTTTTATGCACCCATCTCCGAAATTGGCCGCACCGAACCTTCTGAGAAAGAATGCATTTTTATGTTTCGTAAGAATCGTTTTACTCCAGAAGAGCAAGAATGTGCTTACGAAGGTCTTGTTAACGCAGCACAACCTACACAGAACCGTGGACTTGCTGCGGGACCAAAAGGCGAAAGGCAAGGTGGGCGTAATTGGTGCGATGAGTCCCAGATTGAGATTATGGAATATCTCGTTAATGGAGAGCAGACAACTTTGTTCGGAAGAACAGAAGACCCAATCGAAGAAATTAAAAAAAGACACGCATCTTATGAAACGCCAAAAGATCCAAGAGGGATCGTTTGGATTAAATCTAAAATAGAAAAGGATGGTTATAACTACGAAACTTTCTTCGAAACAAAATTAAAAGAGATCCTTGCTTTACCAAATCATCTACAACCCCAAGCAGCAAAAGATCTCTTTGATAACTATGTATCAAATACAACCTATGCTAATCAGGTACTCTCTGGTATAGCTGGGTTTTTTGATCGATATCCTCGCATCCCATGGGGTCGCGCTACTTCATATACTGAACACCATCGTGAGACTTACGAGAAGTGTTATCCGTTCATGCGCAAACTCTCGAGTGAGTTTCAGCGACTCTTGCCCGAACGGTATGGTGTACAGAATGAAGCAGCAGCGAAACTTGACCCCAGGTTCAGAGTCGCTGGCGAGGATACTCCGTTCACCACAATTACGGTGAACAAAAACTTTCGCACCTCTGCTCACCGTGACGCTGGTGATCTCCACGCAGGATTCTCCAACCTGTCAGTGATTGCGAAAGATAAGGAGTGGGAGGGGGGATACCTAGTTCTGCCAGAATATCGGGTCGCTATTAACATACGTCCAGGCGATTTGTTGCTGATCAATAACCACGATGGCATACACGGTAACACAGAACTGGTTCCTCCCTCTGGGAAAAAACTGGAAGATATGGAACGTATTTCTCTTGTTTGCTATTTTCGAGAAAAAATGCTAGAATTGGGTAGTTGGGAATATGAATCAATTCGTAGACAATTTGTTACCGACAGAAGTAAAGATCAAACTCATCCAATGCACCGCCCATTGTGGAATGGTGTTTCGCCTTCTATGTGGGACAAACCTGAATGGTTTGAGTATTTACGCAAGAATGGTGGCGAAGAGATGTTGAATAAGTACCACCCGCAAAAACAATCTTCTTCGCTTGAGGAGTTTTTTTCATGAGACATATATTTGCAATTGGTGGTATACCAGGAACTGGCAAAACAACCTTAGTTAAAAATGTATTAGATAAACTTGCATTAGATTGGCAACCCGCCAAACCAGTAGAATTGTTAGATGGCGTCTATTCAAAATCAAGAAACTGTTATGTGTTTGGTAAGTATGCCCCTTGGTATGACGTAGAAGGTTATGCTCAGGGAACAGATAAATTGAGCATGGCAGTTCAACCCAAGGCGATAGAATTTATTACAAAAACCGATGCATCAATTATCTTTGAAGGTGATAGGCTGTTCACTGCATCTCTTCTAGAGACCTGCCTCGATTTGCCTGACACCGAGTTGCACGTTATGATACTAGAATCAGAAGATGTCGAGCAGAGATATAAAGATAGAGGTTCGGTACAATCCGAGAAATTTATTCAAGGAAGAAAAACTAAATATAACAATATTGCAAAGAACTTTCTTCTTTGGGAAAATGTTGAAACCCACAACCACAATAACGCCGAAGATACCAACAGTATTGTTCGACATATAGAGATTACTTTATGACAAAGGTTAATTATAAATTCTACGAAGATAGACTTATCAAGGAGTTGCAGGAATATGTCGACAAAACATACGACCAACACTACGCAACCGACAAGTATCAAGCCACGGATGTTATTATTGACAGTGGGCATGGTACTGGATTTTGCTTGGGCAATGTGATCAAGTATGCCAAACGGTATGGCAACAAGGGTAGTGCTCATGATGCTAGAAAAGACCTTATGAAAATTATGCATTACACTCTGATTCAGTTGTATATTCACGATGAAGAGAATGCGGATGTTCGTGACCCAGCATATGGTCCATATCCTGAGTATAATAGTAAGTATAGACAAGACACTCCTGGGCACCATCGATTAAATGATGTCACTCCGGAGCAATGGGACGCGATCAAGATGGGTAAAGGAGTTTCTCTCAGTGGGTAATAAAAATAAAATTTTAATTGACGGAGGTGATAATAATGCATGAATATAAATGCAAAATACGAAAAGTTGTTGATGGCGATACTGTCGATGTTGACATTGATCTTGGTTTTGGAATATGGTATCTTGATCAGCGTGTTCGCCTTTACGGGATTGATACTCCTGAGTCTCGCACACGAGATAAAGTGGAGAAGATTTACGGCAAAGCAGCAGGAAAGTATCTTAAAACAATGCTCGGAAAAGAATGCACCATGAGAACCCATAAAGATGCCAAAGGTAAATTTGGACGCATCTTGGGCGAGTTCATTGTATATGATGCCCACTCTGACGCTTGGCGTAGTGTTAACGAGTTAATGATTGAAAATCATTTAGCAGTTGCTTACCACGGACAAAGCAAAGACGACATTGAAGAAGAACATCTGAAGAATCGAGAACTTTTAGAACCAACGTTCTTATCATAAGGAGACTATTGTGGGTGATGTTGTTTACATAGAAGAGTTTCGTAAAAAAAGAGAAGAACATCTTAAAAGAAAACGTTTTCTTATAGACGAATTTATCCATATGCTAGAATCAAGTAACTGGTCCGGTGATGATGATTATGATTTCTCGGAATCGATTGACACTATAACGTATACTTTAACCATTGACGACGAAACCATTGACTTTGATGAATAAATAAAGTATACTTATATCATGAAAAAATTAAAAACACCGTTACGTTATCCAGGCGGTAAGTCTCGCGCCACAAAGTTCTTATTCTTGCATCAAAATCTTCCAGAAACAATTCGTTCTTTTCGCGAACCGTTTCTTGGCGGTGGTTCGGTTGCCATTGAATTCACCAAGAGGTTTCCCAAGAAACCAGTCTGGGTGAATGACAAGTATTACAATCTATACGTCTTCTGGAAAGAGTTGCAAAATAACTCGAAAGCAATGTATGATGAACTACTTAGATTAAAGAAAGAGGCAGATTCATATGAAGATAAAATTACACCACATAAAGAACTTTTTCTTGCATGTCGAGAAGAAATTGCTAATACTGACGATCTACATCGGATTTCTGTTTGCTTTTTTGTTATTAATAAGTGTTCTTTTTCGGGTCTTACTGAATCTTCAGGATTTAGTAAGTCTGCCTCTCAATCAAACTTCGGTTATCCTAACATCGAACGATTACCTCAATATTCAGAGTTGATTCAGAATTGGTTAATAACTAATCTCGACTACTCAGATCTACTTGCTGATTGTACTTCAAATGAGTTTATTTTTGCTGATCCCCCCTACGATATTAAATCTTTCTTGTATGGTAAGAAAGGCAAACATCATTCAGATTTTGATCATTATCTTTTTTATGAACATGCACAAGATTGTATGGGCAATGTAATGATCACATACAACTCTAATGAAGTTTTGCGCGAATTGTATCAAGATTGGTTTCAGACGCAATGGGATTTAACATACACGATGCATTCTGGTAAAAACTATAGAGAGGATGAAGGAAATAGAAAGGAATTGTTATTAACAAATTATCGCACGTTATGAAATTCAATAAAATTGCTTTTAAAGAATCGATGAGCGACACGGTTTTGGGAACCTTTGTAAATTTTCCTCTGAATTATGTTTTAATCGCGTTTTGTTTATCAATCGAAATGACTGCACTATCGATGACGATTTTCATGACTTCGATATTATTTGCATTAGCAGTTGCTAGAAAATATTTTATAAGAATTTATTTTGATAAAAGGAGTAAAAATGTATAGACAAGCCGAATTGTTTCCCGAGAGAGACACCACCAAACCCCCCTACAACGGATTATTCTTTTGTGCGATTAGACAAAAGTTCAATCGATGGGATGATCACATTAACTTTTATAAGGTTAAGCGGATATGAAAGGATTTATCGAAGCAGCAAAAAAAGGTGTGGTTACTGTTGAGTTTAACAAGATCAATGACGGTGGTCTGAGAATTATGCCATGCACGTTAAACACAGAGTTATCAGAACATAACGTGCCAGAAATTCTAGAGCAAAGAGAAAACGAGTCCGAACACCTTGTAGTATGGTGCTTAGATAAAACTGCTTGGCGTTCTTTTCGCGTTGACACGGTAATCAGATGGTACGAGGGTTATCCCGAAACCCAAACGTAACTACCAATTTTTTCACCTGTAGTTAAAATATCGTCACTGACAAAAAGTTTACCGCTGAAAGAACGATAAAGGTAATATGTTTTTCCTGAGATGGGTTGGTACTTTTCTAGTACCATTGTTTGAAGAAGAGACATTATTCTACCGTGTTAAGTTGATATTATATATAAAAAAAATCATTTAGAGATTGGTTATGGATATTGAAATTTGGGGTAAACCTGATTGCATTTTTTGTAATCGTGCTAAAGAAATTTGTGACAGTCGTGGATTAGACTATACCTACAAACAGTATGGCGAAGATTTTACTAAAGAAGAAATCCTTGCTGAGTTTGTAGGAGCAAAAACCTTTCCTCAAATCAAAATTGATGGCACCCCAATCGGTGGTTTTCATGAATTGGAGAAATTATTATGAACGATAAGTGGAATGGCGAGTCACGAGGTATTACAGATGTAATGATCGCACGTATTGAAACGTGGCATCGTGACCGTAACTTGATTGAAGGTAGCACTGACAAAGACCAGTGTTTGAAATTGATCCAAGAGGTCGGTGAATTGTCAGACAACATCTGTAAGGGTAAAGACCTGAAAGACGACATCGGTGATATCATGGTGGTGTTGATCAACATCATGGAGCGAAACGATTGGCACATTACAGATTGTCTCGAAGCAGCATGGACTGACATCAAAGATCGCAAGGGTAAGATGATTGATGGTATTTTTGTGAAGGAAGCGGATTATGCAGGTTCTTGAAGGTATCACTTATACCGTAATGAATCGGTATAAGAAGTCAGTGGAAGAACGTCAGGTCATGCTCAAGGGAGATCGAGGTTTCACGATTATCGACACATGGCGCAGTGGTCAGTGGCACATCACCCCGATGGATCAAGACGAAGTTAGTTATCTTCAAAGTGCTCTGGACGATGAAGATGAATTAGAGATCACTTGTTTCGAGGACTATGCTTCCAATTACATGGATGACGGTGTTTCCGTAGAATTCAAGTTTTTCGGTGAGTGGACTGAAGAAGAAAAGGAACAAGTTGAAGAAGGTTATTGTGAAGATGGTTGGATGTACTTAGATAATAATAGTTTTAATGAAGACCAATATGAATGCTACATCTATGGTGGCATAACGATAGAGGAAACAGACCTATGAAATCAGCAGGTAAAATCTGGGGTAAGACCCAGCAGATTGAAGCAAATGGTTCATTAGAGTTCCACAGGATTGAGTTCAAGAAGGACTTTCAATGCTCTGAACACTATCACACCACCAAGTCGAACGGGTTCTTTGTCGAGTCGGGCAAGTTGATGATTCGCACATGGCCAGAGAATAGCGCGATTGTGGACACTACAGTTTTAAACGCGGGTGAATACATGGCAGTGCCTGCAGGTGTATGGCATCAGTTTGTGGGTGTCCAAGACGGTGTTGCGTTTGAGTTGTATTGGTCTGAGTTCGACCACAACGACATCGTGAGACGTTCACAGGGTTCTCGTGTACCGACTGCGGATCAAGAAGAAGCAGTAGGCAAGCAACAGGATCTCAACTGGGACGGTAACTAAACTCCTTTAAAATCAATAACTTAGTAGAAGTTTCTTTGTAAGAGAAAAGAGGTATAATAACAACTCACAAACAAGGAAATTTAAAATGATTAAATCTGATCTTTCTATAATTGAGCGGGTTGAACGCGCTATAAATGCCTACCCTGAAAAAACTTATATCGCTGTTCACCCTGATGATTATAGCGTTTTAAAATCTGAAGGTTTTTTAAATAAGTTTTCTAAACCGCTCTATGAATTGGGTACGGGTGGTTTCGAAAAAGACGTTTAAATTCAATAACTTACTATAAGTTGCCCTTCGGGGCAATTTTTAGTATAATATATCTATTGAAACCAAGGAGAGCGTTATGTCTACTAGAGCAACCTACCAATTTGATTCCGAACTATTCGGTCGTCAAACTTTCTACATCCATCATGATGGATATCTGAACGGCGCTGCGAAGTATTTCCGCAAGGCAGTGAACTTCAAGGGCTCTATGCCTCTCGCGGCAAAATTCTTTCGCGCCAACGATAATGCCGAGTTCACCAGTGCTGCTGAG